TTGCCGGCTCCGCGGGTTCGGTGGGCTCTTCCGCCGGGTTCATGTCTTCGGGGGCACTCGTATTCTCCACCGGCGCAATCTCTTCGGCGCCGGGTTCGATATCGTCTTGTGCGTCATCATTCGGACGCATGCTCGACAACACGCCCGCAAAGCCCTGTCGATCCTCGAAAGGGCCACCCTCGATAGACGGGCTGGCGGACTGCGGAGCAGTTTCGGGCTGGGTTTCTTGTTCAGGTGGCATTGTCGTCTTCCTCGTGTTCAGGCATTTCATCCATGTGAGCCAGGTGCTCGGGGAACTTGAGATCCCATTCGCACTGTTTCATCTTCCCCAGCAAAAATCGTTCGGTATCGCGCGGGCAGGATTCGTCGTCGCGCTTACCCTGGCACGAGACCGCTTGCATGTACGTCTGGAACTCAAACCACCGCCAGCACAGGCCATTCTTGAACTCAGCGATTTCGGCAATGGTCGGTGTGCGCTCGGGTTGCTGATACATCAGATCACCTGCTGCTGGCCAATAGGCACAAGGTTGCCGGCCGCCGCCTGTTCTTCAACCATTTCGTCGGGCATCGGAGTACGAGTCACCTGCTCGACCTCGGGGTAATCGTCCAGATTGTCGACGCCGTTCCTTCGAAGAAAGGTCTTCATCACGCCGGCCCACGGAATGCCCTCGGTCATCTCCATCGCTACTTCGGGGATGGACATGCCCACTTTCAAAAGTTCCGACAGCGCCGACATATCGTCCGTCTGCGGCATCGCGCCGGAGTAGGGCTCCATCTCAAACTTGATCTCGATGTTCCGCGGGTCGGCCAGGAACGACATGCCCGTGGGGTTGTCGCCGATCTGCTTGCGAATGCGGTCGGCGAAGCGGCCCGCGAGGTCGACATGCTGCGGCGTCTGCCCGAACTGGATCATGTTGTGCAGCATCTTCCATCCGAGGTTCTTCATGTACTGGGCGCCGATCTTGAATGCAAGGCGCCGGAACCGCGTTGACGTCGACTGCACCTGAGCCTGCATCCCGAACTTCGTCGGGCGCTCGCTGCCAGCCAGTTCGCCGGGGCCGCCGATTTGCTGCGAGCCGTTGCCACTGCGCGCAATCTCCTCGAACATCGCGATGAGCTGCATGTTCTGGGCGGAGTTGTCCATGTGCGGGAACTGCATGATTCCCGCCTCCATCATCTCCTTCGTCAGCGCCGGCACGATTGGACGCACCGTCTTACCGGGAAGATCGCTTGCGACATAGTCGCCCCAGTTCAGGATATTGTGGTTGAAAATCGTCAGGCCGCCGTTGACGTTCTTGGTCATGCTGGCCTGCGTCGTGCGGAAAATGTGGTCGACGTGATCGTGGATGCCGATGGTGCTCATCACGTGTCCCATCGGGAAGAACGATTGACCGTCCGCGTTGGGTGCCATCATCAGACCGTTATCGCCGTAGTGCTCCAGGTCGAGCCGGTAGAAGCAGTTCACCACCTCGTCGGCGCCGACCCCCAGCGCATAGCGCACGGGATACGTCTCGTCGCCAATGCCCCACTCCGCGGGGACAATGCGAATCTCGTTGTAATTGATATCGACGTTGTGGAAGTGCTCGCTGGCGTTTGGGCGTGAATCCGCGTAGGTCGTGCCCTGCTTGTCCTCTCGGCCCGATTGCCGCTTGTAATTGTTGCGACTGATGCCGACGCCGTTCTGGGCAAGCAGCTTCGCGTACCAGCCGTTGAACCACTGCCCCGGGAACTCGCGCTCCAGGTCAAGCAGTTCATTGGCCTCACACGACCACGTTGTCCCCCGAAACGCGGCGCGGTCGATCTTGTTGGGCGTGCAGGCCGGATCGTGGTAGGAGTTATACATGTCCCACGGCTCGATCTCAGAGCCCTCCGCCTCGACTTCTTCCTCCATGTCGCGGATGATTTTGCCGACAAGGTGGCGAGGAAGTTTCTGGCCCATGGCCTCCGACGCAAACTTAAGGGCTTCCTCTGTAATCTCGCGCTGAACGGAGCGCTGCTTGCGGCGCCGGCGATAGCACAGGTTACCCATGCCCTTGCCATAGCGGAATGACACACGGGCAATATCATCCGAGTGCAGCATGGCATCGAACGAGATGCACTGTCTCTGCACCATGTATTCCGCGGTTGCCGCCATCACCAGCGAGTCCGTACCGGGGAAGGGCTTCCAGCGAAAGACCGGGTCTTGATTGAACACCGCCTGAAACGCTGAACAAAACTCCTCTTCGGCCGCAAACGACATAGTGTGGACGACGTTGCGCGGGCGATCCTTGGAGTTGTTTCGCGGGTTGGCATCCTCGGGAGACACGAAGCCGTTGCACTTCCAATCCATCTTTCGCATCAGGGAGTGCATCGGGCGAACCGCAGACATGCCACGATCGGCAATATCCAAGGAGTATCGGACCAGCTTTTCGTGAAACTCGTGCCCCGGGCGCAATTTCTCCCCAAGCTCGCCGTAGTCGTACTCGAAGACCTTGTCCTTGAGGAGCTTCTTGCGGATTTCTGATGCCGCGTTGATTTCTTGCCAGTCTTCTTTCCTCATTGCACCGCCATCCATGTGCCGTCTTCGATATCTTGGGTCATTTGCTCATACGCCTGCATAACCGGGAACTGCTCAATGTTTTTGTACCGCTCGATCTTGTCGAACACGACACCGAGCTCGGCCAGGCACGCCGGGATGTACCCGAGGCAATCGGGGAAACACCAGTCCTCGGGCTCTGGGAAGTCTAGGAGCGTGCGTTCGAGGGTAGACTGGGAGTCAACCACGCCAGACGTGAACTCGTCGCCTCCCATGGCCTGTAGATCGGGGTGGTGGTAAACGTCGCCGTCCTGGTAGTAGGGGAGAATCTGCTGGGCACGCCACGCCTTGATCGCGTCACGGCCGACACCGTACTCACCTTGCGGCGTGTGCCCGCGGTCAAGCAAGAAGAGCTGCACCGGCATGCCCCGCTTGGTGATCGAATTGGTGAAGTTGATATCCGTCACGCCGCGCTGGCCGATGATTTCCACGAACACCATCTGGGAGTTGGTCTCGACGCACATCTCAAGAGCGGCATGGGGCACCTGATTCGAGTTCAGGTGAAGCGCCCGTGCCCGGCGCACGTACACGCGACCCTCACGCGGGCGAACTGCCACGGCGATCATGCCGGTCAGGTCTGCCTGCTGGCTCGCGCTTTTCGACGGGTCCACTACGACAAACCGGATCGTTTCCGGGTCGCTTTGGAGTTCGGCGTCCATCTCCCGCGTGTAGTACCGGAACATGTCGCGGGTCCAGCACACGAACTCCTTGGCGCTGGGCTCGCACAGAACTTCGCGGTAGAACGTGTCCAGATACCGATTCTTGCGAGCAACGTCCGCCTCCGCCTGCAACTGCGCGTCGGTGCGGATATGCGGCCGAAGCGACTTGTAGACCACTTTCGTGGTCCCATCGGACTGCGGAATCTCCACCGCCTTGCCCATCGGCGTGCGAACGTGTTTCCACGCATCGGAATTGAGCAGGGTTACGATCAGCGCGTCGTTATGAATGTAGGTGCCGTTGAAGCGCCGGATGAACGGTGGACGCCAGTTGTAGAGCGCGTCGGCCGGCTTCTTCCAGCGCCAGGTCTTAGCGTCGGGTGCTACGTGCTGCGGCGCTGCTTTCTCGACCGCACCGAACCACCACGACTTGAGCTTACGCCGGTTGTCCGGGTTCAAGACTTCCTCATCGTCCTCAATGTCATCCGCGAACGTAGCGTCCGGACGAATGCGCTTTCCTCGAAGTAAGATGTTGCGGCCGCGCACACGCTGGTTGGCACCGCGCGGCAACACAAAGGCAAAGGGCTCGCCGCGCTCCGCCTTGGGAATCTTCGGGTGATGGGGATTGCACAGGAACCATGCTCGCCGACCGAAGGTCTTTTGCAGATCCGTGTCGATCTGCTTCGGCTTCATCAGGCCGAATACCTCCACAATAAAATCGTTCGTCAGCAACTCCTGCTTGACGTTGTCCATCTCCGTGGCGGCGTCTTCGTAGGTCGATTGCAGGTACAGCACGAACTCCAGCAGGCGGAAGCACAGTCCACGGGAAACGAACGCGGCCGAGCGCGAGGTCTTGCCGTCGCCGCGGTGGTTGCATTGCACCGCGTTGGTCTGCTCCATGTCGTCAATCGTGCGCCACGACTCACACGCATACTTGTCGTCGGGGCGGTCGAAGGTCTCGTGCAGAACGGTATGAGCCCAATACTGACTCGGCGTCAGCTTCTCCGTCCCGTAGGCGGAGTACACCATGATCTCTTGAATCGCTGCGTCCTTCGTGTCGCAGATCGAGTCCAGTCCGGAGTCGGCGTATGTGTAGAAATTGGCGCTCATAATAAAAAAGCCCACCGGTCCTGTTGGACAAGTGGGCCGCGACGGTTTCCCGTGGGGGCGTCTTTTATTCCTCTCTGGTCAGTTTGAAGCCATAACGTCGTGCAATCGCGTTGGCCATCAGCAGGAGCCCCCGCATCATATCACGCCAAAACTCTTTCTCGGACACTGCTACTCCCTCATGCGATGAACAACGGTCGTCTCCGCGGCCGACCCTGCGGTCGCCTGGAACCGGATTTCGTGAAACGGGAACAAGTCGATCTGCGCCATGCCGTTGGCCCCGCCGGCCAGGGTGTTCAGCCCGCCCTGAACGCCGCGAAGAATGCCGGCGATGGTGCCCCAGTCGGAACCAGTGAGCACGGTGTACCACGTCCCGTTGGGCGTGAACCGCGCCTCCATGATCAGATTCGTCAACGCATTGGCGCTGGTGTTGCTGATGTGGATGACGAGTTGCGAATAGCTTTTGACCAAGATATTGGGGGTGATACTCTTGGCGGTCGTGATCGCGGCAGTGCTGGTCTCCGCACCTTCTTGCTGTCGAAGCATGATGATTCTCCTACGGAATGCGCTCAAGCGCGACGACTGCCATGTCGTCTTTGAAGTTGCGCGAAAACTCTTCTTCTACCATGACCCCAGGGACACCGTAAACATTCACGTGATCAATCGAGATCTGAAACGTTCCATCGGTAACCGTGGGGGTAAACGAAAGCGTCGGCGTTGCGCTGGGGGCGTTGGTGTAGAGCACGTACCGGCCGTTGAAACTGGTCGACGAAATGCCGGTGCGCTCCCAGTAGAAGTCGCCACCGATATCGACCTTTAGGTCGCCCGTCCCTGAGTTGTCATAGGTCAGCCCGAACTCGATCATGTAGAAGGAGTCCGCGGTCATGCCCGCCAGCGCGTGGGTCAGCGCAGCGTTACTCGAAGCATGGTTGTACGACGCCTTGTTGCTGCCCTGCGACCAGCCCGTGCCCTCGGTCCACGCCTCACCGGTGTCATTGCGAAAGTCGCCTTCCCAAAAACCGTCCGTGCCGTTGTTGGGGCCGTAGGTCGCTGCGGCTGCCGGATTGCCACTCGACCCCTTGGCATCAACGGCGTATCTGAGCGTGTAGTTGCCGTTGAGCTCTTGCTTCCGACTGCCGCGCACGCTCAACACAGATCCGGCGGCGAAGTCATCCCAAATATCCGCAATCGAAGCGGCGTCATTGTAGAGCATCACGCTCCGTGGCATCAGCGTTTCGTAGCGGTTGTCATAGTGGTAGTCGGGCTTGACTCCCAGATCGAAATGCTTGAGACCTGACGGGGAATTGCGGCGATACTCTTTGGCCCATGCCGACGCAATCAAGGGTGCCGTGCTCTCATCCCCAAGCTCGGCTCCGATACGCCGCATCAGCGCATCGGACGCTTCCAGGAGGTTGTTCACACGGGTTTCGATGGTGTCCGGTGTCTCTCCCTGCGCCTGCAACTGCTCGACCAGCCGCCCGATCGCAAGCGTCGCATCGCCACCCTCAATCAAAGCCTGGCCACACTCACGCATTTGGTGGCCAAGCTGCTCAGGCCGGGAGTAGACGGTCGGCATCGGTTACCCCTTCGGCTTCGGGCCGGGTTTCTTCGGCGGCGGCGGAGTGTCGGACTTCTCTTCCTTCGGCTCCGACGTTTTCTTGCCGGTGAGTTCGGCCAGCGCTTCACGCATTTCGCCAATCTGCTCGACCAAATCCTTGGTGATCTCGGCGATCTCCGACTTCAACGCTTCTTCCGGCGGCGCGGGCGGCTCAGCGTTCACCTGAACCTCGTCGCGCGCCTCGGGCTCGGCGAAAATCACGATGTTGGGCTTGCCGGCCTGGACGCCGTCAACGGTGCAAGAGCCCGTAACGCGGTGGCACTGGCCGTTGATCTTGGCGACGATCTCACCCCCCTCAGGGGTCTGGCGGAGATGGGTCAGAAGCTGGGATGCTGGTGTCATGGTCGGAGTCCTCTATTATGACCTCGTTCGATGTAAGCATTCTCCTGCTCTTCTCCACGAAGTCGGTTAAGCTGTCGGTGGTCTGCGGCGTGGATGTTCCTTCATTCCCTGTGGGTTTTGCAAATCGCCGCTTGGGGTCGCGATCTTGGGCGTCCATACTGGCGTCGAGTCGGACACGACTGGCACGCCGGCTCCCCTTTACTACGCCCTCTTGATATTCGAAGCCCTGAACCGCCATTTTCTCCCTGCGCGCATTCAGCGCCTTCATCTCCTGCTGCACCTGGAACTTGATGTAGGCGATGTACTGGCGCACGGGCTCGAACGCCAACACCTTCATCACCGCCGGCTTGCCGATCTTGGTCAGATCGCAGATATCGTCGACGGTGACGCCCTCGACTCGAAGCTGGGCAATTATACGGTGATCGGGCGGCGCCTGCTCCCAGAAGTTGTCGTATTTGTAGTTGCCACTGGCGCGAATCCCCCCCTTGGGGATCTGGGTGACGAGCTGGGAAAAGTCTTTCGCGATCGCAGTTTCGGTGTCCGGGTTCAAAGCACGCGATCCAAGAAAGACCCATCCACCGCAACGTTGTTGCGATACCACTGCATACCAACGCGGGCGGCAACCCAAAGCGCGCCGCCCCCGGCGGCCAGCGCTTCGTTGTCGGTGGTGAGGACGGCGGCAGCGCCAACACACATGGCCGCAGCAATCCACAATATCTGATTGAGCCAACCAGGTACGGTTGGGCTGACTTTCTTGGGGGCAGGAAGATTCATGGTGTAACTCCTAGTTGAAAACGTGCCAGACCGGCCCCGGTCGAACATCGAGATGAACAAACGAGCGGTATACCTTGATGCCCCCGCGGGCAAAACAATTCACCTGCACGGCAACTTCCGCCAGCTCACGGGGGGTCAAGGCGCCGCGAGCGTCTACATCACAGGCGCGGCCGCTCATGTGCTGTGAGAACGCTGCGGAGCCTGGGATGCTGGCATTGGCCTCCCGTGTGCGAAACCCGCGGAGTAGCAGGCCGTTTTCGGGCTGATTGACGTACAGGCCCGTGTCGACAAGATTCCGGACAAACTGCAACCCATCAAGCAGGCGAGTCGAAATCAGGAAGTAATCGTCGTCACGACTGCGGAACTCCCACGGCGAAAAATTGGGCCAGCGCGAATCCAGTCCGTAGGGCCATGATTCCCAATCACCACGAAGATCCAGATCTGTCAAAACGCCAGGTTCTTGCATGACTCGCTCCTATCCGGAGCACACGATACCGCAAACACCCGTTGGCGTCAACTAGAACAAGACCTCATCCTCACTATAAGGAAGCTCTGGTTCCTGCTCTACTTCGCTGAGTTCCATGACCTGTTGGGTGGACTTCTCAAAGTAGAGTTTACCCATCCCCACTGGTCCGCCCCTGTGTTTCGCGACACACCAGCCGAGAACGTTGTTCGGGTCTATCTCGCCGCCATCGCCCTTCGGGGCCTTGGTCGGATACAGCACGATCACTTTATCGGCATCCTCTTCGATGGAGCCGCCGCCCTTCATGTGACTCAGCAGGTTGTAGGGATTCTTTTCTTGGTCGGCCATGCGGTTAAGCTGGGCCAACGCCAATATGGGGACATGCAACTCCTTCGCCAGCGCCTTGAGGCCGCGCGACGTCTCTTCGATTTCCTCTACGCGCTTACGATTGGATTGTCCGCGCATTAACTGCAAGTAGTCGATTCCGATAAATCCCAACTGCTCATTCTCTCGGGCCCAGCGTCGAGCGTGCTTCCGCATTTCGGTGATATCCATGGTCGAAGCGTCCACGATTGAGACCTTGGTGTCGGTGAAGTCGCCCGCTGTGGAGGCAAGTGTGCCGAGTCGCTGTTGAGCAAGAAACCCGTTGTGCTTGATATCGGCAATGCAGATCTTGTTGTGGATGGACAGAATGCGCTCGACCAACTGATTTCGCGGCATTTCGAGGGAAAAGATCAATACTGGTAGCTTGCGCTCGACGCCTATGTGATGCACAGCGTTCATCAGCATGGCTGTCTTGCCGACACCCGGGCGCGCTGCGCAGACCACCAGATCGCCCTTATTGATTCCCTGCGTGACCTCGTCCACTGATCGAACGCCCATCAAAAGCCCAGGCTCCACCTTGCCCTCGACAATACGGCAACGATTTTCGATAACCTCTGGAACGATCGCGTCAAGGGTGAACTGCTCTCCTTGGAGGTCGTTGTGCTGCAAGGCCGTCAGGCTCGCTTCCAACTCTTCCATGATTTCGGCCGAGTCGGTATCCGAATGGAAAGCAAGTGAAGCGGCTTTGGTCGCCGACTCGATTATCCCGCGAAGCCGATGACACTCCAGCACGATTCGCGCATAGTGTTCGATGTTGGCCGAGGTAGGTACGGCACTGGTCAGGTCCGCAACGTAGGAGGCGCCACCAACATCCTCCAGTTTGCCCTTCTTGCCAAGTCGCGTTATGAGCGTGAGCACGTCGATGGGAACATCGGCTGCGTGCATGCCCACCATCGTCTTGTAGATAGTGCCATGGGGATTGGAGTAAAAAACATCGGAGCGCGGCCCAAGAGTCTCTACAGCAACTTCGGCTGCATCGCCATTCAAAAGTATAGCGCCCAATACAGAGCGCTCGGCCTCGATGTTTTGCGGTGGATCAGGCTGCACAGATCCGCTCCACCTGCTGCACGAGATTGTCCGAGATGCGTTCGAGATTCAGCATGTACTCCACGACCGTTGTGTTATTGGTGTTCTCGTCGGCGATTCGAAGCGATACCGACTTGAGTGCTTGGGACATGCGAGCGTGGTGAGACACGTTCTGCCAGTCGTCATACTTCTTCGTCGAGTTCTTCTTCTTCCGTGTCTTCCTCTCCTGCACCGTCCAGTTCAGTGGGTCCGTCTTCTTCAAGCGGAACCTCGTCCCCTTCAACTCGATGGTCGTTGCTGAATCCTGATCGCTCATGGCTCTTTCCTTTTTGCTTCGCGAAGTTCTTCCACGCCAGCACGTGGAACCGCGGAGATGGCATTGCTCGGTACTCGGGTAAAAAATTCAACAGCACGTATTGCCGATACTGGGTCACTGGCATTGCGCCGGGGGCGACCTCGGGCCGGATACGCGGACGAAGCATGATGAGGTCGACGTAATCGAGCGCATCATTCATGGCCAGGGTCAAAGCACGGAATTCGACCAGCATCAGCGTGGCGCAGTTCTTGTCCTGCTGCTCACGCGCCTTATCAAGCCATAGTTCGAGCTCGACAGGGGGCGGGTAGCAGTAGGCGTAGTAACGGTTGTGCCCGTAGGCTGAATCCTCGTACCAATCCATTTCCAGGCCATTCATGAACACGTTGATGTGCTTGCCCTCGGCCGCGAAGCAATTGTGATCATCCGCGCAAACATCGACGCTCGGCCAGCCCCATATCTTGGTAATCGCATGACGGAGCTTTCTCGGCGTTCGATATTCCGTGCTCTCCGCGGCATGCGCAAACCGCCGGCGAGGGTGCCGGATGACAGACTTCTTTCGCGCCATTACCGGTGGCTCGGCCCGGTCAATTCGACCTTGACGTTCTTCACCAGCCGATCGAGGATCGCTGTAACCATGGCGGGGTTTGTGGTCCCTTCCAGGAGGATTGTTCGAAACCCCTCGGGATTGATGTTGCCCGTGAGGATCGTGGGCTCCTGCCAGTCGTAGCGATAACCCAGAATGTGTTTCAGTAGCGACAGGCTCTTATGGTTCCACTCGACCTTATCCACGTCGTCGAGCAAGAGCAGTCCAGCGTCACGATACGGTGCCACCTTCCTGACGACGTCGAAGTCGTGCGCGAGGTTGTGAAACATGAACTCATCCAGCGCCGCGATCATCCGGCCAGAGCCGACCCCTGGCGGATCGATGTAATCACGCAGCAGGCAACGCGCGAGAAACGTCTTGCCCGTTCCGGGGTCGCCCTGAATCCATAGATTGTGTTGCGGCTGCTTGTAGGCGCGCAACTTCCACGCATCGGCGTTCAATGCATTGATCTCGGGATCGGTTTTTGCCCTACAGTGGCTCAGAGTCATCCCGCACAAGTACGGCTCCGATTGCTCCCACGCACTTAGGGAATTCTGGTTTATGATATTCAAAACGCATCTCCTTTGAGCCGATTACCCACAAAACGATTGGGGTTCTCTTCTTGATAAAAGCCCTCCAGCAAACGAAACACCGTCTCATCATTCAGGAACCAGCGAAGGTGCGCCTTGAACGGTCGCCCGCCTTTCAGCCACCGGTTGTGCCCCAGTAGCTCTGGGCACTTTGGAATCTTGGCCAAAGCAACCCGCCAGTTCGCCGCCCAGACTGGATCGGCCACCAGCTTGTCGAACCGGGTCCGCATTTCGTTGTTGATCCGAAAGCACCCGCGCACGCCACACTGCTGCGCCATCTTGTTCCACTCTTCGCGAAGATCCTCTATCGAGGGCTCGAAAAGGTTGGACTGATAATCACTTGTAGTCCTCATGTAGCTCCGCCCTCCAGTCCCACCACGAGATCTTTGCCGGTCTGTCTCTGACGAGCTTGTGACGGTAGACGAACAGCATTGACTCTCTGGTGTTGTCACTCTGTTGCAGCGGCCACGGCGCCAAATACTGGACGCGGTCGGCCAGGTGGACAATCTCATCGGCATACCGATACGCGAAGCTAAACCAGTCCTGCGACGCCCCCGGGATGCCAACAATGACGATGCATGCCCCCTCGCTCATCGTGTCGACAGTCTGCTCCGCCTTCTCGTGCCACGGCTGTACCTTGGCGAAGCCGGGATTACAAAACCCGCGGGTAACGCCGCCATGAAGCCAGTAGGTTTCGGCCAAGAGCGAGTTTTGAGCCTCACTGATGTACCGTGGACATTTCTTGTTGTGCTTGCTTGCGCACAGGTCGATTTCGAAATCAAAGCGATTGTTCAGCACCGACCAGAAGTCGGGCGGGGTTTCCCAGCACTGCGCAAGGGATCGCTTCTCTTCCTTGGATAAAGCCGCCAATGCAGCCTCGCGCTCGGACTCTGTCCACCCCTCTGGGTAGGTGTTCGAATAGAACTTCCTACGCATCCGTGGCTCCCTCCAGATACTCGTCGATCGACTTGAGCCGCAGCAGCAGCTTTGCACGAAGCTCGCGTAGCATACTCTCCCTCGCGTCCTGGACAGTTGCCTTGCGGTTAATCTTCATCGCATGATCAGGCAACAATACCGAAGCGCTGACGGTCAGATCGTAATGTACCCGATGCAACTGATTCCGCGAATGGGGCTCCACGCGAACCTCAATCGGCAGATCGAAGTCACGAAAAGGCTCGGGGTTGAACGCCTCGATGTAGTCTTCTTCGTTAAGCATAGCGACCACAGTCCGCATCGGGGTCGAGATCGAGGCGCTTACAGGTTTCGTCCGCCAGCGCAGACGCCGAATCGAAACCCGCTTGCATGAAGTCATCGTACTCGGCCGCGGCTTTCTGGTACTGCTCGCGAGCCTCCTGAGCGCGCTCATCGGGAGCCCCCATCATTTGCTCATAGGCACGACGCTTGTTGTGCAGCAGCACGTGCATGTTCTGCCCCATGTGGGCGTCCCGTATGAAGATTTCCATGTAGAATTGCTTGTTCGTCATTTCCTTGCTCCAATGTTTTCCAGTTCAATTACAAAAACCGTTCCGCTCTCGCCGACCGCATAGACCTTGTCGGCATCAGGGACCAGATCCACAATCTTTTCCGGAAGTGGGATCATGCTCCACCCAGCAAAACTGCGACGGTACATATTCAGCACTTCCCGAACTCGCCGACGCTGCTCAAGACGCGCTCGACGGGTAGGATCAAGGTGCCGCCAAATTCGACGGCAAGCCCTGCCGATTGGCGCCGCGAGCGCCGCGCGGGACTCGGGCGTGTCGTTAATCTGCATCTGTCTCTCCTTCCGCACGCGGAGGGTGCGGGCCGCGCGCCGGTGCGGGTTGTACCGCTAGTTCGTCCTCCAACTCCGCGATCCGGTTCCCTGCCTCGTCGCACGCTTGCTGTAGTCCCTCGCAGCGGGATTGTACGCTGGCATTGTGGATTTTGAGTCCAAGGATGGTCGCATCCCGCTCGCGTACAGCGGCGATGAGTTCAAAGCCAAATTTACATGCCGCTGATGCGTTATCAAGTTTCGGGTCGTTCAGAATTTCCTCTATCTCGTCCA